ATGCCAATTCAAGATGATTTTTCGTCGCTTCTGCCGCGTTTAGCGCAGCATCTACCCTGTCCAAAACATCGCGTACCACCTCGCCGGGCTTGTCAGCGTCGCCATACAGGGATAGCGCCACCGTGCCAGTAAACACGGATGATTTGTACACCACGCCATTTTTAATTGCGCGCAGTTCAATGTTCAGATACCCTGCAACCGCAAGGTCAGTGTCCGTCAGCGTCAGTGTCGCGTTCGTCCCGCTCATAGTCACATCCGCCGTGTAGGGCATCTCATCCTTGGAGCGCCGCAGCACGCACAGGATGGATGCGCCGGAAAACTCGGTCAGCACCTCGGAGCAGTCAAATACAATCTGCCTGCTGGCGTTCTCTCCCACGCGACCAATCAGGCCAAGAGACTGCATTTCCTGCGAGAATTTTGCGTTGATCGTAATCATATTGCATTACTCCTTAGCCTGCGTAATAGTAAACGTCGCATGGCACAAAGCCGGACACAGGCGTTGGCGGGTCGGGATCAGGGGCAGTTCCGCCGCCGCTTTCCGTATAGCCGGTCAATGCAGCATTCACGCTGAAAGGCTTGTTCTTGTAAACAGCAAAATCAGCTTCATCCTTGACCACTGTAATAAAGATCGTACCGCCGTTGCCCAGCCAAACATTGCTTGTGACAGTCTTTTCAAACCAGCCGGATGCTGTGAACGTCTGTGAGCCGCAATCCACGTCCATGCCGCCCGCGGTGTTGGAAAGATAAACGTGCGCGTTTGCACTGTGAATCGCGGCAGACTTCCAGAAATACACCTTGACGGTATACTGACAACTGTAGCTGCCGGATGGAGCCGCTCCCTGTGCCACGCCATAGCAGGGGATGTTGACCGGCGATGCAAAGGCTGAATTATTCAGCGCGTCGCCCGTCCAGGTGCCGTTATAGTAAACAGTCTCGGTCGCTGCCTGCGGAGAAACATCATCAGACAGCGCAGCGACCGCATAAGAGGAAGCAGCGATAGGCTTTATCCAGATCAGCCCGGGCTTGGGGTTGGTCGGTGCGGAGGTCGAAACCACCAGATTTTTGGCGTGCCAGATCATGCCGCCGTTAATCGTCGCGTCCTCGTCCGTCACCGCCTGCATGGTCAGGGAAGAACCAGACTTAATATTGACCGTGCCGCCGTCCACGTCGATACTGCCCTCGGAGTTCAGGTGGATACCGTCCGTGTTGATCAGAATGGCGGAGTTGCTAACGCCGACAGAAGGCGATGTCTTGTCCAGCTTCAATGCAATCTGCGCATTCGTCTGTACAATTGAAGTCTTCACTTCCGTCACGCCGTCAGCGCTTTCCTGGATGGTGCTCTGCAGCGGTTCGGACAGGTCGCGCATCCTGATGCGGTTAAAGCGCCGGTATACATCGTCAAACAGCGCTTCCAGCTGCGCGATAAAAGCGCGCTCCTGCTGCCCCCATCCGCTGGGCACACGCAGCGGCTCATGCTGCTGTATGGTCGTGTATTTTGTCGCCATGCGCCCTCCTTAATCCGGGTCAAGCTCGGATACAACCGTGATACCGCCGGACAGCCGCCAGGGTGGAGAGGCCGGGGCCGATTCAATCAGCAGCCGGAACCTGCGCCCAGCGCCGCCAAAGTGCATGCGCTTCTGCCGGTATTCCTTGCCGTTTGCCATCTCCTGCGCGCTGAGGGGCTGCACCATGTACACCTTGGTCTTTGCCTTCTTCTCCGTTTGGACCGTCACGCGCAGCTGCACCGGCGCGCCCTGAGCCTCGCAAAGCAGATACACTTCAAAGCCACCCTTATTGGATTGTTTGTATCCCAGGTCGTTCCACGGCGTTACCCACCGCGCTCCCTCAACCGCCGTACAGCCGGTCTCCCAACTGTTTTCGCGCCATTCCCATATGCGGCCAGGCGTTGTTGCACTGGTAAAGTAAAGCGTCTCCTGCGTGCCAAGAAAGCGCTCTACGGACACGTCGTTTCGCAACAGCCATGTGCCATCCAGGGTGTTGTAGATGATCACCGCGTTGTTGATTTCGCTGCCGTCCATCGGGATTGCGCAGTAATATTTGCCGCGCCAAAATACGGCGCTTGCACCGTCCAGCGCGTCGGCGTTCATCCGCTCCCATATGTCCTTGCAATACTCCTGCTGATAGGCGCTGACAGCCAGGCCGTCATATGCCTGCACGCCCTGCCGCGTAAGCATCAGGATGCGTTCCACATCCACAGCGATTGTTCCGGCAAATGGTGCGCCGCCGCCGTACTGCTCCTTGAAGGTGTATTCGCCAGGGTCAGTGCCCAGGATGCGCCATACGCGCGTTTTCTTAAATGCGATCAACTGACTGCCAAAGGCGTGCAAAGCCGTGAAGCTGTCTCCGTCCCAGCTCGGCTGGTTGATGTCGCCCGCGCCGTCCTCGGGAATTTCCACGTTCGCCGCCCAGTCGGTAGGATCGTATGGCGCTGAGTACACCAGCATATCCGGGTCTTCGGTGATTGCGCCGCCCCAAATGCGTTCTGCGTATCGTGCGATAACGCCAAACTTTTTAGGAGTCGACACAACGCTTACCGTCAGGTTGTCGCCGCGCACCATCACCATGCCGTCCAGGGCGTTGGACAGCAGCAGCACGTCCACGCTGGCTTCGCTTCCCTCGGGGTTAATCTCGTAGGCCGCCCAGCTCCATACGTCGCTCTGATAGGCCGTTACGCCAGCTGGAAACGCAAGCTGCGTCCAGGACGATGCGCCGGGCAGCATGTAATATAGCTTCCCGCCGCTCGCAGCAACCAGCACTTCCCGGTTATCCGTCCCCGTGTACCATCTGCGGTACAGGCGCGCCAGCGTCTTGATCGGCTGTGCCAGCTTCGGCGCAAGCAAAACGCAGGCAGCGGCAGGCTGCAAAACGCCGCCCACCGTCTCCACGTTTACTGCGTCAACCGCATAGCGCGGGTCGGTGTTGATACCGTCCCCATATTGCATCAAGCCCTTAAACGATGGATAGGAAGATACGGCGCTGTACGTTCCAATACTGTTATAGCTGGCCATATCCTATCACCTCGGCAGGTTGATAAAGTGCTCTACGCGGGAGCCATCCGCACTGTTTTCGACAAGCTTCGTGCGGATTTCCTCAAAGGAGCTTCTAAAAGCGTATCCTCGCTGCTGCTTCTGCGGGTTCCCGTTCCTGTATACAAGCCACGTCGCCCAGTCAGCCAGCGCAGGATGCGCCCACTCCGGCAGGTCGGGCGTTTCCGTGTCGGCGTGCAGCATGGGCGATGCGTGCTTTTTCGTGTAGGCATATACCAGACGGTCATAGCCGTCATTGATATAGTCCATCAGATACGGCAAGAAATCTTCCAGATCGTCACTGTCGTTGTTGGTCTGGAACATCACCGTGTTTTTGATCTCACCAACCGTCATGCCGCCGCCTCCTTCGCATTACAGGTGGGGGAATTTGTTTTTGAGCTGGATGAATACAGGAACCGTCACGTCCACATATTCGCCGCGGCGCACCAGCGTGGTTTCGCCGTTGACCGTCACATGCTCGTACTGGTCAATATGCACGCCCGCGCCCTCGCTTTCCAGCAGGGGCAGATATACGCGCACGCGGGGTTCATCCGCCACGGTCTCCTGCACAGGAGTTTCAACCGTCAGGGTGTCAACTTTCTTAGCCATGATAAAATCTCCTTCCCAAAAAGAAACGCGGAAGCAGGACTGTCCTGCCTCCGTGTTTCATCAGTTGTTAGGCCGTCGCGCCGGATTCGAGACGCACAATGAAGTCGTCCTGAAGAATGACCGTGCAGAAGCCCTTGACCTTCCAGGCGATGGTGCCGCGCTGGGCCAGGGGATCCAGAGCGCCGGAGGAACCGGGCGCGTTGATGATGATCTGCACGTTCCGGCCAGTGCCGCCCAGCTCGATGGTGCCGAAGGCGTTCTCGCCGTAGATCAGGGTGGAGTAGACATCCGCACCGGATGCGCCGCCGCCGTAGGGAACAATCTTCAGGGCGTTGGTGGTCGTCCAGTCGGTCGTGCTGGCGGGCACCCAGCGGAAGTAAACCTTCTTGTTGGTCGCGTCCACGCGCTCAATGCACATGGGCGTTACGCTGTTAGCGCTCGACTTGGTGATCTGCACGTTCACCAGCAGGCCGGTCATGGCGCGCGCATCATCCTCGCTGATGGAATCGGATACGGTCATGCACTTGGTGGCAGCGTCAAACGCGGTCGCGGTCAGGGACGACTTGGTGCCGTAGATGTAGGTCTGCGCCTTAAACACCATTGCGTTGGTGGATTCAAAAAACTTCACCTTGTAGATGGTGCCCAGCTCGTAGCGCTCGGTCTTTACCTTGTCCTGATACTTGGCAACGTCCACCCACATGGTATCGGCGGTCAGGTCGTGCACAACGTCAGGATGCACAATGGCATGATAGAAGCCGTCAGCAAAGGGCTTGACATTCTTGCGCTTCAGGTTGCGCACAGCCGTCTTGATCTCGGCAAAGGTCAGCTTGTCGGTAGAAGCCAGCGCGCCGCGGGAAGTCTTGCTGTTGGCATACTGCACGTTCATGCCGGCGTTGAGCGCATTGCGGCTGATGGTGTCCAGAGACAGCGCGGCCTGGTCGGCAAGCAGTTTGGCGGTCTCCTGGTGCATGTTGTCCAGCAGGTAGAAGTTGATTTCGTCGGTCAGCTCGACGTGGCCGCCGTAGGGCTTGACCATCGCCGTAAAGGCGGTTTCGGTCAGGGTCTGGCCAGCGGGGGTTACGCCCTCGGCCAGGGGCTCGGTGATCGCCGCAAAGGGGGTGAAGCGACGGAACTTCACGGTCTTGCCGTTGTGCTCAGGCAGCGTGCGCTTCTGCGCGTCGCGGTTGTGCACCATTTCGGGCTTCATGTTTTCCAGCAGCGACCGCTCATAGTATTCAACTACAGACGGCGCTACGCCGGGGGAATAAGTTTTATTCAGGTTATCAAAAACAGCCATTTAAATGATCCTCACTTTCTCATGTCGTAAATCCTCCCGTTGGCAAGATTGGCCTGTAAGCGCCTGAATTGCTCGTCAGTCATGCCGCTGATCGATACAGCGCTGGGGCTGGTGCCGCCGTTGGAGGTGCGTACCGGCACGGGGGCGTTATGCTGCGGAGAAGCCATGCTCTCGGCCACATCGTAAAAATCCCACTCGCCGCTCAGCACGCGGTGTTTCATGTATTCGTCGGCGTTGATTGCCTGCATCACATCCAGGCCGCGCCGTTCTTTGATCTTCTGCGCCTGTTTCGCCAGCAGATCAGCGCGCGCATGCGTCATGGCGTCGTTATTCGATACAAATCTGCCCTGCTCATCACGCTGCTGCACGGTAGGCTTCTGCTGCTCAGGCTCGGCGGCGGGCGCAGACACAACGCCGCCCTTCAAGCGCACATATTCCTTGGCAGTCTCCAGGCTCTTAAACTCGCCGGACTTCACCAGGTCCTCGGCCTGTCTGTCCAGCACGCTTTCACGGATGGGGGCCAGCATCGCTTCGTACTGCGCAGTTACGCGCGCTTCAGCCTCCGCCACCGCCTTTTCAACCGCCTTGCCAATGCGCTGCTTGATCCATCCCGGTTCCTTCTGAGGCGTGGCCTCCTGCTGCTGCTGTTCAGCGGCGGGCTGCTCGTTCAAAAGCTCAGAGATGGGTTCGCCTACGTCGGCCTGTGCAGCGTCGTCCTGCACGCCATCCGCAAGCATCATTTCGACCGCTTTGTTTTCATCCATGGATTAAGTCTCCTTTTCGGACGCTCAGCCGCGAAAACGCGGACTGGCGAATATATGAAAAACACGCCCCGTTTCCAAGGCGTGCCTTTCTGCTGTTAAATTGTCACTACCTCAGCGGGTGTTGCCGGGGTAGCCGGCGTAGCAGGCGTGGCTGGCGTTGCGCCTTGCAGTCCGGAAGACATGCCAGCCAGGGCATTGCTCATCTGCGTTGTCGCCGTGCGCAGGCCATCGCGCTCCTGCTTCAAGCTCTCGATCTCCTGCTGCATCTGCACGTTCTGCTGCTGCATCTGCTGCATCTGCTGCTGCCACTGCTCGTTCTGACGGATAACCGGCAGCAGCCGATCCTTTCCGTCAATATTGAGCATTTCAAACAGCGACGATAGCGGGAAGAACTGCTGCGCCTGCGCGGCCATGGTGTACGCCTGCATGTACATCTCGTTCATGGCCTCGATGCGCACGGGGTTCTTCTGGTTGATCTCAATCTGCACCATGTATGGAGGCGGCTCAACCGCACCCTTGCCGCGATGGCCAAACAGGCTATGCACGTTGATCTGTCGTCTCTGCCCGTCACGGCCCGTAATCAGCAGCATGCGGTCTTCGTCGTAATACTCGGACATCAGCCAGATGATCTTCTTCACCATCTCTCTGAAGCCGTTATTCAGCGTCGCCGTGCGCAGGGCGGTGATCTTGCCACCGGCAGCCTGCAGGGAGGCAATGGCCTTGCCGGAGGTGATGCCGTTCATGGTCTCGCCGCGGGTAAACTGGTTCGCGCCGCTGTCCTGCTTCATATCGTTTTGATATTGGAGCATCTGCTGAACGATCATGCCGTTCAACGGCGCGTGCTGCATCCAGGCCCAATCGCGGCCATTTTCAATGCTGTCGCCTTCCACCATATCCTTCGACCAGTCAGCCAGAGCTTCACGGTCAATACCGCTTCCACGCCGCGTCAGGATACGGCCCTTGCTGGACATGCGCAGGTTCGTGTCGATGTACCGGGCGTAACGGTTGATGTAGCGCATCATGGGAGCAAGCTCCGTCACCATGCCCTCGCCGACCATGCTTCCCTCGACGGTCGAGTGCACGTCCAGGTCAAAGGGATACATGCCGTGCCAGTAAACATCCTTATGGTTTTCCAGCAGCGCGCCGCCCGCACAGTAGGCCACGTTGATGGTATACCGGTGGGATTTCGCGTTGTATTCCCTGTACCAGTATTCCAGCAGCATTGCCCGGCCTTCGTCCTCGCCCAGCATATCCTTCTGGCTTTCGGGCATACCCACCTCGTTGTGCTGGCCGTCCTCAGCGTTGACGTATGGAGCCTTGTCCGGGTAGTGCGCCTCGTACCAGCTCAGCGGATGCCAGCTTACCTTGATGCACGCGCGGCTGTCCTGCAAATACTCGGCCTTGGTATCCCACAGAAAGGCTTCAATCGGCCAGCGTATAATGGCGATATCGCCCTTTCCATAGTTCATAGATGGATCCCATACCGTCTGAATAACAGCCGTACCAGGGCCGTATATGTCCTCTGCAATACGGCGGTGTATGGTCTCGTAGTTGTTCACGTCGTAGACGATAAACCGCACAGCGTCCTGCAAATCCTCGGCCATGGTGGATTGCTCGGGCGTTTCGGGCAGGATACGGGCTTCCGGCATGTTCTGCATCTGCTCAGCAACGACGTTGTTAAACGTGCTCTTGAGCGTTTGCAGCTGAAGCGTCGGTTTCCCTGCATTCTCGCCGTCATCCTGTCTGGGGTCGCGCATGCGCAGAATTTCGCGCGCCTCGCGGGCGGCTTCATGGTATGGCCGACAGCCCTGTTCAAACACTTCCAGCCGGTTGTATATCTCGGTCAGGAGTTCCCGTTCCTTTTCGTCAAGCGGCTGCTGGCCAATGGCCGCCGCGCTCAGTTTCTCTTTCATTCTTCGTCTCTCCTATAGGGATCCCACGTATTGGGCTTAGGCGGCTTGCACTTGGTCGCAGCCAGCGGTCTGGACATAAAAAAATACCGCATGCTGTCGTATTCGTGGTCTTCAGCACGGGTATCCACGTCTTCCATTTTCGTTTGACTGTATGGCAAATTCGGCACCGTCCGCAGCCAGTCAGCGCAGGTGTTAAATACATACATCATCGGCCTGCCGTCCTTGTCAAACCGCATCCGTTCATGCACCTGCATCTTGCCAGCCAGGCGCGTATTGTCGCCAGGACGGAAGATCACGCCAGGCCCCCACGCGCCGGGTCGCATCTGGTCCGCCACGCTGTCGCCGCGGCTCCGGTCAAAGCACGCCGGATCGCATATCCGCTCAATGCGCAGGTTGTTCTGCGTTTCCTCCTGTTCGCGCTGGACAATGCCCTCCGCAATCTGGCGCGGGGTCAGCTCAATGCCGACGTTCGCCTGCTTGGGTTTGCATCCGTACCATTCCTTGTACAGGTAGGCGCGGCCCACATCGTCAACCGCCCACCACTGGCAGGAAAACGGCTTGCTGTATCCATGGTCGAAGGAAAAGAACCTCGGCCACCACAGCGGAATGTCAAAGGGTTCAATAACGTGTGTCCACAACCGATCCTTGTAGTGCGCAGGGTCGTTTCGGAACTCCACGAATACCTGTCCCTCGAAGCTGTCCCAATCGCCGTTGAGCAGCGCGTCACGCAGCGCCTTTGGCTTGGATTCAAGCTGGAAGATATAATCCTCCGTGATAAACGGGTTTTCTGTGGCCAGCGCCGGGATGTACTGCGTGCGGATCACCTTTTCTTTGTGCAGTGCCTCGCTGTAAATCCGCTGTTCCTGTATGCTCATGTACGGACCAGCGTCCACAAACATCTTTTTCACCCAGCCGTGCCCGATGTTGCCGGGGTTGCTGGCAGAACGGACAATCGGCACAACGCCCAAGGACTTCTTTGCGCGCAGGCGGGTTTTTATGAAGTCATAGATCGTCTGTTCAAAGCTGGTCAATTCGTCGAAGTATAGGAACTGGATCTCAATACCGCTGTACCGGAACCGATCTTCCTCGTGTTCGCAATGCCTGAACAGGATCTTGCTTCCGTTGACGAGCTTAAATTCATGCCGCCCGGCGTTATACTTGGCAATCGATTCAGGATAGCTGGACATGGCCTCCTTGATATCGGTATCCTCCAGTTCAGCGAACGTCCGTCTGAATACCACCGCCGTTGTGCCCGGATATTTCAGCGTCCTGAACAGCGCATCCATGATTAAAGCCTTCGTTTTGCCCCCGCCGGCCGCGCCGCCATATAGAACCTCATTTGCACACGTAGCATGGAAGGCCGCCTGCTTGGGTGTCGGCTTATAGCTGATCACTATCATCAGTGCAGCCCTCCACACCTGTTATTCTTCTTCCTGGTCAGGAGTGCCCAGTTGAGGCATGCCCTCGATCTTAACCACAACGGCCTTGTCTTCCTCGCCCATGACCATAGGCCACATGCGGTTCAGCAGATCGTTCGTTGCCTTGTTCGCCAGCCAGCCACTTTCATTCTCAGTCTGTTCGCGCAGCTTCTTCAGACCATGGCCAACATCAAGAAGCGCCTGTTCCCGCATCATTTCTTTGAATTTTTCCTGAACATGGGGTCGGAGTAGTATCCGTTTTACTTTTTCGCGCTTGTTATAGGATTCCTTCCTGTCCATGCTTTTGCCAAAGATTTCATCCGCAATTTCTCCGTCGGGAACTCCCTCAAACGCCAACTTGCAGATCTTCATTTCCTGCCGGGTGAGTCCATAGCTCGAAACGGTTCTTGTCGCTCGCATTCAGAACCCTCCTTTCAAAAAAATTACCCCGCTATGGCTACTGTATCGGGGTGGAGA